ACAGCGCGTCGAACGTCAGATCGACCGCCTTGATCGCGTCCACACCGTCGGCGAAAACGCTCATGCCGAGGCCATCGCCGCCAGGGATGTTTTTGACTGCTGCCGGGCTGAAAAGCGAAAACCAGGGCGGCGAGCCAGTTACCGTGATGCTATCCACCATGCCCGGCGGGGCAGGCATCTTGCGGAAGTCAGGCACTCCAGAAACCGGGCCGGACGTCCGGAACCACTCGTTGCGGATGGTTCTCCGGGTCTCGTTGCCGGTGTGCGTCTGTAAGTATACTGCGGGCTTGCCGTCTATCCTGCACTCGGAGACAAACGCCGCTTCGGTCACAATGCCCCGCTCCACCCGCAGCGGCAGGATACAGCTGGCAGGGTCGTAGTCCAGCTGCAGCCGGGTCTCCGGGCCGGGGACCGCTTTCCCGTTCACGACGGTCAGGTTCTCGGCACTCAGCACAAATGCCCCGGTGCCGGACCAATACGCCTGCTCCACCAGAGCATTGGCATTGCGCCAGAAGTGCAGCTCCCGAAGCAGACCACCCACCTGCTGCTCATCGTCGCCCAGCAGATACCGGGCGGTGTCAGCGTCCTTGATCTGGAAGGTAGTGCGGTCATTCAGCAATAGGTTTGCCCAGTCCTCACAGACCCGCTTGGGCATCCGCAGGGATGCCAGCCGGCGTTTTTTTGCACCGCCTGCATACTCTGCTGTGCGGGTGTGTACGCCAGGCACTTCCCCCTGCCACCATTGCCGCCAGGTCTCGATCTGTCCATAGTAAGCAGGGTCCAGTTCCCAGCCTCTGGTCTTGTGCAGATAATCCAGGAATGCAGTGATATTCATGTGTTTGTCAGCCTCTTAAACTCTCGCTCAATGGTGTACTCAAACGCATCCAGCGTGTCGATGTCGGTGCTGCCATCATCCAGACGCTCGTCTACTCCCGGATGTTTGCCGCTCCATAGAGCCGTGGCCAGGGCATCCCGGAGGGTGGCAGCCTCCGGAAGCAGCCAGAACCGCCCACCTCCCATCAGGATGCAGGTGAGGCGGATGCGGTCATTGATGCGGATCTTAGCGCTGTTCTCCACCCGGTCGGCCAGCCAGCTCAGTTTACAGCGCCGGAGCCGGGTCCGGATGTGGTTGATCAGGGTCTGTTCAGCGCTGTCGCAGAAGATATACTGGATCTCGCCCCAGCGGGAAAAGACCGCGATACAGAACTCGATCAGCTTGTCGGCCAGGAAATCCGCATCCTGCGCCACAGGGTCGATGCGCTGGGATGCCAGCCCCACCACGCCCGAATACCCCGGCAGGATAGCCGTTGCCACAAAGGCGTGTTTGGAGCCGTTGCCGCCAAAGTCCACGCCGATGCGTACCCGCCACGGAGCCAGCGGCTTGTCCGCAGGCCAGAAAAAGCGCCCATCCCCGGCGGCAAGGCTGTCGGCCAGGAGGCGGTAGATGACTCCATTGGCGGCTGTCCACTTGCCCAGGATAAAACGATTGTAATAAACGGTTCCGGCATACTCCTGTTTCAGATTTGCCACGAAGTCTGGCGGCAGAGTGGGATTGTCGTCAATGGTATAGGCCTGGCAGTAGATGTCTGCACCGCTGTCCAAAAAGCGCTTGAACCAATGCTGCGGATTATCTGGGTTACAGGTGCCATCAAAATGGCTGTGCGGGCAGGAAAGCCGGCTTTTCAGCATCTGAAACACGCCCTCATCCCAGGTGGTGATCTCATCCCCATAGGCATACTCAAACGCAGCACCCTGGATGCGGGCAATGTGTTTTTTGTTGTCGGCTCCCAGAACATAGACCTTGCGGCCAAACAGCTGCACGACATTGCCGGATGCAGAGGTGCGCACGATGCCCACCAGATCCGCCCCCCACAAGCTGCGCATAGGCTCCAGCACATTGCGCTCCAGTGTGCCTAAAGTGTTGCCCAGCATCACGCACAGCCCTTCGCCGCGGGACGCCAGCAGACGCTTCGGGATGGTCACAGCGCAGTCAAGATAGGTCTTGCCGGAGCGGGTCGCGCCGGTCTTGACATTCCAACGGTGATTGCAGTTGCGCAGATATTCCTGCTGAAATTCAGTCAATGGCACTGTCCACGCCTCCCAGAAGTTCCTTCGCTTTTGCCAGAGCATCTGCGGCGGGGGCTTCCTGTACGGTCTCCTCCCCCAGCATTTTTAGCAGGACGTTGGCTGCTTGCGCATCCCCTCGCTTGGCCCGCTCTGTAATGCCCACCACCACGGCCATCTGATTGTCGATGTCCTCCGGCTTGATCTGGTCCCGGAGCATAGCGTTTACCCGGCGGTGGTCTGTTTCTGGCAGGCTAAGGTAATAATCCGCCGCCTCTCGCATAGCACGCTTGCGGCGAGCTTGGTCAAGGCGGGTAAGGAGGAAATCCCGCCGCTCACCCCGCAAGCTCCTGGCCGGGCATGAGCCGATGCGCCAGGCTGTTGCCGGGGCGGGGCCCGGCGTTGTGGTGCCACGGGCAGGGGTCGGACCTGCGGCCTGCTGCTTACAAGGCAGCCGCTCTGCCAGTTGAGCTACCGTGGCATAGAAGCAGCCCGCAAAACGCAAAACGGAGCCTGTACCTGCGGACAGCACAGGGTTGGGGGAGTGCGTTTTGGAGACTGCGTGAATCGGTTGGCCTTTATGGCTTTGCCGATGATACAATTAAAGCGCTTTTTTCAGCGACATGACAAGGCTATTATGGCGGCTTCAAGGCGTCATCAACAAGAGAAAATAAGTGTTGTATCATCCTGCTTTTCCGTCAAAATCACAAGATGTGGTATCTTCCCAAACCTCAGCGATCGAAATAAACGCCTCCCTCAGCGCCCTTGTTACTGTTCGGGCCTGTGTATATCCAATTTCTACTGCCGCCTGCTCACGGGTCTTACCTTCTACATAACACAGAATAATGCACTTGCTGCGGCGGATAGATGCCTGGTCAGCGTTCAGCAGGTATGCCACATCAATGGCTGCTTTCTGCATTTCCACATACTCACGCTTAAGGGCAGCCAGCTTTTCCTCCGCCTCAACAATAGCCAACACTCCGTTCCCAACCTTGTCGCTGGTTCCGGAATGTCCAAGAGTGGCGGAAACGCTGGGTGTCGTTGCTGTAGCAACGCATTGTAAATCCACAATGCGTTCTTCCTGCGGCTGGATCTTTTGCCGCATCCGGGG